GGTTGCACGAGAGCAGCGGTGGAACCGATGTTACCGGTCTGTGAACCGTTTTGGATGTCAAGCGCAAATACTGGTTGAGCATCACCGTTGAATGGATTGAATACAGCCATTTTAATTCTCCTTGGTTAGTGAGGCATTGCCTCTGCTTTTATTTACCATTCCTGGCAAAAATGGTCCGGTACTAGGCCAGTTCTGGGTTGTTCTTAGCGAAGTTGGCGGCAGAAAAACGCATACGATCCACGAACTTCATGCCCTGGCCTACGTATCCTTCGTGCCCAGGTTCATCGTCTACAGATGCCTGCACGTCTTGTCCTTGAGCATCTAGTTGGCGAACAAGTTCATTTTTCAAGGCCGAGATCTCCAGAAACGCCTGGAACACAGCAGCCACGGCCTGTTTGTTTTCGGTGGCCCATTCAAAGATCCTGGGTGCCTTGGCAGGTGCTCGTTGCTGCACCCACTCTCCAAATCCGGCCACCAGATTGGAGTAATCTCGCGCACGCACTCTAGTGTTGAGGTACTGTTTGATCAACTGTGGTAAGTCCGTGATCTTGCGAGCACGCAGTTCGGCCGGATTGAACAGCCGATCGATGGCCGATCCATACTGAGAAATGATGCGTTCTACGTCTTTGACCACGCTGTCTTTCAGCTTGATCTGGCGAGGCTCGCGCAGGCTAGGATCCAATACCAGCAGCCCAGGAGAATCTCGCAGTGCGGCAGCACGTATGGGTTCAGCAGGTGCGCCAGGTTCGGCCAAAGCAGTGTGCACCACCACGCCTATTTCACTGTCGCCGATCTTTTGACCCAGGTCGGAGTTCGCTGGCACACGATATTTCACAGTGTTGGGCGTGAATTCATAAGCACCGTTGACCACAGGCGGTTGATCGGCCCATAGTAGGTCGCCCTGGATATAGCCACGGAAGTCCTGTGGTACCGCGCGCCTTAGCACAGGAAACAGTTTCTTGTACAAGTCTACCAGGCCTGAGCGCTCACCGCCACGCTGAGCCATGATCCGCTCGATCTGCTCAGGTGATGTGGCCAAGCCATCATAGCCCCGGGCCAGGAATCCGGCTTTGTCTGTGAGCACGAATTCGCCTGTGGGCTTGCGTCCAAATATGATGGCAGGTCGGCCATCCCATTTCACTGTGGTGGTCTCGGGCGACCGCGCCGCTGCCAAGATGCCCTGCAGAGCTTGTGTCAGTCCCCGGCTGCCGGCGTCCAAGACCATGTCTTCGGGATGCTCGATTCTCACACCTTCAAATATGGGCTGCATGCCCTGGTTCACGATGCGGTCACGCAGTCGCGCCATCCAGTTCACGTCGGTATAACCTATGCTCTCGTCCAGGGGTGTGCCTGCACGCTGCATGTGATCTCGGAAGTCTGCCAGTTTCTCATCTCTTTTGGGATCTGTTTTAAGTGCGGCCAAGATGCGTTCCACTGATGCGAGATCCTCGCGGGTAGCCGCAGGATTCAACAGCATCTTGGCAATGGCATCAGGATCATCTGAGATAAGGGCATTGCTCTCGCGGTCCGCGATGCCCGAGATCTGGTTCAATTTGTAGCCCAGAGCCTTGGCCATAGAGTTGATCAGGATGTTGCGAGTGGCACCTTTGTATTCCGACTGCGGATCAGAGCGTAGTATCCATTTGCTAAACTCTGGTTTAGGCAGGAACATGAAGTCGGTCTGCACGAATCCTCGACCAGCACGGCCGCCAATGGGTGTAAGCAGATGCACAGCAGTACCAGACTTCCTGACCCAGCGCCTGGGATCTTCGCCGCGCTGTTGTATCATGGCTGTGAGCCGGTTGAAAAATTCTTCTTTGTTTACTTGGTTTGAGTCTATGGCAAGATCCAGATCACCCGACGTAGGTTTCAGTCCAGTGCTACCCAGCATGTTGTCCAGCAAGGGCAGATCAGTGATGGTCTCCAACCATGCTACTGTAGGTCGGATGTCAGCTAGATTGATGCGCTGTGTGAGTGGCTGACCCTGCTCGTCTTTGAATACGTTTCCACCTTCGTCAATCCGCATCGGTACGTCTCACTGTGCGTGTGAATTTGGCTGCGTCTTTGAGACGGATAGCGTTCAATAATTTTCTCACGAGATTTTCGGCCTGATCCGCAGGATAAGCAGCCTCGATTTGCTCCACTAGGCGTATAGCAGATGCTATCACATTGGAAGCACGGCTCTCGATGATGTAACGTCGATCGCGATCGGCGTATCGTTCTGTGTGGATAGCGTCTAGTTCTTCTAGTATGCTACGGGTGCGCTTTTGCATCAGTCAGGACCTTTGGATTATTTATTGGCATTGAGCGTTTGGACAGTGTAAATATCTGCACAGGCATATTTAAAGGCACACATTATGGCGACAGAATTAGAACAGATAGAATCCTTGTTGGCAGAATTCCGCAGGCCCTGCCCTGATACCCCAGAATATCAAGATAGACTGGCGGAGGAATTCGCCATAATCATCCAACAGCGTTTCACGGATTATTTCTTGAAAATCCGACGCGTGCTGGATCTCAACTCGGACATACCACACATGACGCGCGGGTCCGCCGGCAGCAGCCTGGTGTGTTATCTCATGGCTATCACGGATGTAGACCCCATAGAGTGGAACATACCCTTGGCTAGATTCCTCAATCCCTTTCGAGATGACCTACCCGATGTGGACATAGACGTACCGCATCATCAGCAAGAACTGGCCATGCAGAGGATCTTTGATGCTTGGCCCGGTAAGACAGCACGCATATCTAACTATGTGATGTACAAAGAACGTTCAGCCCGGCGTGAAGCAGCCAAGCGCCTGGGTGCCAAAGGTCGCCTGCCACGCGACATTGACTACGCCAAGTTAGGAGTAGATCCAGAAGAAGCCAGCAGGATCGAAAAGAAATTGATGGGCAAGAAACGCTGCCTATCAAAACACTGTGGAGGCGTCATAGTGTTTGATCGTAAACTGCCACAGAGCTTGTTCCGCGCAGACAATCTGATCTTGCTGGACAAGAACGAAGTAGAGGACCTCGAGCACCTCAAGGTAGACATCTTGGCCAATCGCGGACTCAGCCAACTCATGGAGATTGACAGTTCTCGCATGATCCATGAATATCCCAAGACCGATGATCTCACTGCGGATCTCTTGCAGCGCGGTGATGTGCTGGGTGTCACTCAAGGCGAATCGCCGGCCATGAGACGCTTGTTCCGCGCTATAAAACCAACATCAGTGGAAGATTGTGTGTTTGCCACGGCCTTGGTACGTCCTGTGGCCGTGGAAGGTCGGAAGAAAGCATCGTTCTTCCATGACTGGACCAAACAGTCCGTGCAGGAGTCGGCTATTGTGTGCGAAGATGACGCCATAGAACGCATCATGAAATTGATTTCTGTGAACGCATATGAAGCCGACATGTATCGTCGTGCGTTTGCCAAACGCAACGAGGAAAAAGTCATGGAGTTCATGGCGCGCCTGGGTGATCATCCCCAACGCGAACAGATCCGGCAAGAGATGCAGAGTCTCGCAGGCTTTGGTCTGTGTCGTGCGCATGCAGTGAATCTCGGCAGGCTGATCTGGGCCCTTGCGTATCAAAAGGCACACAACCCCCGAGAGTTCTGGCGCGCGGCATTGAAACACTGCCAGGGATCCTACGCCCGCTGGGTCTATCGAAACGAGGCAAAACGCGCAGGCTGGGATCTCAGAGATTTAGGATTTGACAATTGGATCACCGAAGATCCTGTAGAAAGTTTCCTAGAACACGGTTGTTGGAACTCACCAGGTTTCCTACCAAACATGGGAGTGAAGAATCTCTATCTTGACAGATTTGAATTCGCTGGCATCGTGGCCAATTCTCGAGTATTCAAACGAGACCGGAAACGGTACATACATTTCATCACCCTTGGCGTGGGCGAAGGAGAATACGTGGATCTCATAGTAGACAACCCCATCCGATATGGATCCGGGTCCGTGATCGTAGGGCAAGGAGAACTGCAGAGCCGAGATGGCAGCCAGTTCCTGCAGGTTCATCGATCAAATGTGCGAGCCCAATCGATCGCAGATTATCTAAAAATCTGATCCACAATTATCGTCGCAGAGAATTAAACGACCTTGTTGATAATCCTGTTTCGACCAAGATTTTTCCACCTCTGCAAACCATTGAATGCATTGCTCGATACTGTGTTGGAGCGCATTGTTTCTTGCCATCAAAGGAATTAATTGGGCATTGGCGGCTTGATGATACTGTCCGCGTCCATAGGTTCTCGGATACAGGCCGGTCCAGCAACAAGGACTCACATCACCATTTGCGGCTATGAAGATGCTGCCTAATTTCTGTGTTTCACATTGCACTTTTTTCTTTGGAGAACGATCTGAAATCACGTCTTCTAACAGCACATCGTCGGTCTGCTTTCTATGAAAAAGAATTTTGAATTCTCGTTCGCCTTGATAATCACCCAACACATGGACCAGCGTTCCGTGACGATCAAACACCGGAGCAGTATCTCTGCCATCGTCACGTTGGATAAATTCCTTGAAGCCCATGGTCTCACTTAGATGCCTGCACGCGTTCACTTGATGCGCGTTGTGCTTGAACCGTATCATCTGCCATACCGCATCTCCACCGTGATCGATAAAGATCTGTGCATTCTCGATCACGGTGCTCCACACTGTGTTTTGCCTGTAGAGATGATGCGTGTCCTCCAGTCCATCTAGAGCAAAGATCACTTGAGCTCCAGCAGCAGCTAACCTTTGCCAGAAATCTCTGTCTCGGGCACCACCGTTGGTGCTGATCTTGATTCTAAGATCAGCATTGGATCCACGGAAATATTCGATGATGTCGGCACCGACGGGGTTCATGACGATGTCGCCAAAATTTCCGTTGACCCTGATGCTTTCTAATTGGGTTAGGAAATCAGTCTGGAAAATTTTTTTTGCATCAGCCAGTGTGAGATATTGTTCAGGATATCCACCATTGAACGGATATCCCCAGAAGGTGCGAGGACACCAAGGACATGCAGCATTACACAGACTAGAAATTTCTAGATGCACATCGCGTATCTGTTCATAAGCGATCATTATGATTGCTTGATCTGCCCTAACAGTTGTTTCAGTTTGTTTGATTGTACTTCGGCAGTGATCCGGCCTGGCTCGTCGGCTACTGTAGCGTTGGGCTCATTGTCAGACAGTGTGCTTTTGGCCTTTATGCTTTCGTAGATCGACGGCGCACGTTTCTTGAATTCCTGATAGCCTTCGTCCTGTGCGAGATCTCTGATGCGCAGGCTCTCGATATCAAATTCCAGTTCTACTTTTTGCCCCACACCCGAACTGCTTCTAGTCTTCATTAATTGTAACTGATAACGACCGCGCTCACGCATGGCACGTGAAGTGAAGATGCCAAATACATTGTCCGCTGTGTTGATCTTGGAGATACCACCCGAGATATGGCTGTGGTCAAACTCGATCTCTTCAACGGCCGCACGATTCAATTGGCTGGCTGTCACAAACAGCACATTGAGCTCTTTGGCCAAGTTACGCAGTTCCTCTGACACATATTTGTCTTTGACGAACAAATCGTTGGGGCTGACCTTGGCCGATACTGGCATCAGCAAATCCAGATAATCTATGCAGAGGAAATCTGTCTTGACTTTGGTCTGTATCTCCAGTTCCTTGAGATAAGCTCGGATGTCGTTTACTGTCGACTGGGCCGGCATGTATTTCACTCTCAACTTACCTGCTTTTTTGGCCAGCATCTTGACCTTCATTTCTACTGTGTCAATATCTCGGAAGATATCCTTGGTGGCAGTATTGGTCATCATGCTATCTATACGATAAGAACACAGTCCTTCCGAAAGTTCCAGCGTGATGTACACCCCCGACAATCCAGCCTGCACCCAGTTTACAGCCAGGTTCTGCATGAATAGGCTTTTACCCGATCCCGAACCTCCGGCGAATATCTGCAGTTCGCCGCGATTGAATCCGCCATATAATAATTTGTCCAAAGCGGGCCAACCCGTACTATTCTGTCCGTTGTTGGATTTTAGAGCCAGCAATCTCGCACGTGGATCATCGAAGTAATCTGTGCCCATGTCTTTTGTGAGCGAGATCTGTACCGCATCCTTGATCAGTTTTTCTACAGGATCGAAATTGCCCTTCTCCAAGAGATCCGCTGACTTCAGTATCGCACGTTCCAGTTCCTGCCTGCGGGTAAACGCTTCGAACTCGGCTAGAAACCAGTCAAAGTGGCCTTCGTTTAGATCTGGCACCGCGGCCAATTTGATACCAGTTGTGGCGGAAATCTGCGCGCGATCCGGCATGGTCTTGTGTTCGTCGCAGTGGGCCTTGATGAACTCGGCCGCGGCACGCAGGCTGCGATCAAAATTTTCAGGATTGAAGATGTTCTGCACACGCACATAGCTCTGTGCATCCTCCAGCATCATTTCCAAGAACAGTCTTTGTACATCGAGGCCGTAGTCTTTAAGCATGTTTTTTTATCCACCAGATACTGCTATCGTCAAATGTGTTTAGTTCAAGATCGTTAAGGGCCACAAACAAATCAACCGCTACTTGTACATCTTCATTGTAGTCATGCCCACTGAGTATACCCCCGGTTTCGAGATGATTCCACCAAAAAGGCAAAGCATATGACAGATATTCTTGCGTGTGTGTGCTGTCCTCAAAAACCAAATTTGCTTTAGCGGGGAAAACAAAAGATCGATTGAAAAAAGCCTTTATTGGCTTAATATCAGAGTAATCGGAAGTGTAATGCCTAAACAGTTCAATTTGAGATCTAGCATTTTGTGGCACCACAAAGTCAGCCTTGATCAATAGATCTTGCAATATTTCTTCGGGGGAATTAAAACTGTCAATACAAAGTATTTTGTAATTTTTTTCCAGCGCCCGCAGATTGCGAGCCCATTCAACTGAACTTTTGCCTAAAAAACATCCAACCTCGACCAGCAGACCCGAGTTAGGTAACATGGTGGATAGTTTTCCAATGGCCCGCATGTCACCCTCGGTCAATAGCCCAGGAACATTACCGGGTCCGAAAAGATCTGCAAAATTTTTTCTTTCTGGATGCATGCTACCGCAGTTGTTGAGCAAGTTGTCGTCTCCGTAGTTCTATCTTGATCCGGCTGGTCTCTCGGGCCTGCATGATATGTATCAAGGTTGCTAATCGACCAAACTGCTTTACTGCATCGTTAACATCCTTTACATCGTCTGGCCACGCAGGCATGCTCACTGCCCAGCCCAGTTCCATGGCACGGTCCACTAGTTTCATGCCTGCAGCATCTTGGTCCGGTACTACAGTCACTTCTCGGCCTAGGCTGCGTATCAATCGTGCCTGTGCGTCGTTGATTTCGGCATGCAGCACCGCCAGGCCAGAAATGCTCAAGGCGTCAAACACACCTTCCATCACTATCACATGCTGCCAATCCGGACGTTGTAGATCCGTGCCAAACACATAGCCCGGTTGCATATCGTGGATGTATCGTGGCGTCTTGTCGTCGAGATATCTGGTAGTATGGCCCACTATGCGCCCATCATAGGTGAATGGTACGATGATACCAGGTCTCGGTGTCCATTTGGTGTTGGGCTCACCGCCCGCCATGCCCATGGGATAGTCGAGTGGTATGCACCGATCCTGCAGATATTGCCAGTGCACCGGCGTGTGTTCATCAACGATGATAAATCCTTCGGGCAGTTCGCGATCTTCAAAATGTATTGCCTGCACAGCGTTGGCCGTGCGTTGCCGATCATCCAGGATGCCTTGCACTGACCTATGGCGCAGGCTTTCAAGATTGATGCGTTCAATCTCTTCCTGCGGTATGTTTAACCACGACAGCAACTTCCTAGCTTTGAATGAAAGCGTGCGCCCTTGCACGAAACTGGCTGTGAATCCACAGTTGAAACAATGAAAACTCCAGCCCTGTTCTGTGACCTTGATGCCACCTCGCTGTCTTCGATCTGCGCTTTCACCGTTGTGAACGCAGCACGGTGCATTGAACGAGATCCAACCAGATCCGGTCTGTCGACGTTTAGCAGGTAGATAAGCGAATAGGTCGATCACCCGTTGAGTATAGCACGATCCAGTTCAGGAATCAACATGTCACGGATAAGTTCGTGGCCTCGTTCGTTTGGGTGGCCCCCGGGCATGATCAAGCCTCGATCTTGATTTTGTGGATGATCTCGGAAATATTTTGTCCATGCGAAATCTGGCCACACCAGACTGTCAATGTCCGGTATTGATCTTACCGGAGGCAAGGTGTTAAACATCAAGGTTGGAATCGTCAGTCTGGATCTTTGCCCATCGAAAAACATCACAGTTTGGCGATAACGTAGGTCCCATAGGGCCTCACATTCTGTCAACACCAGATAACGCTTGATCATGTCGGTAAACTCAGGTCCTATTACAGACGAACCAAAATGGACCCAGGTGCTGTGTACAAACTTGTTCCAGGGCGGATCATTGCTGTAATGTACATGAGCAGGATTGTAAAAACTGGCACGATTGCTTTCGGTCAAGAAAATCAACACAAGGCAACTCTGCGGATCTGGCTCATGATCCAACCACCAAAGATAAGTCCACTGGGTGCTGTCAAGGCTACCGCCGGGTATGCCGAAATTTTCTGTGGGTACATCATAGTGCTGCCCTAGCATACCTAGAAAGCAATGACTTTCTCTGTACTTTGTATTTTGCACCCAACAACAGTGTGCTTCTGAGTCCTGTGCGGCCAATTCCGGATCCAGCAGTTCATCGCCGTACATCCAGGAGTCACCAAATCCTACTATCTTCCGGATCTTCATCTATATTGTATGAGATCCACATTGCCCGCGTCGATACCAAACTCTAAACGTATGTATGGATGGAAACCTTGCACATTGATGCCTAGCCTTTCAGTGCTGCCTGAAAATTGCACATTGCTCACTGTATTGCCGGTTTTGAGGTCAAGGAAATCCACATCGTACCAATCCACGGTATAGGCGGTGGCATCTGACGATGCTTGTACACTTACATTGCCGGTGAGGTTGGCGGTGTCTAACTGGAACGTGGTGAGAGCAGATCCATCGGTGGTCACGGTGCTGGTGTAAAAGTTATTGCCCGATGGCGCTTGATCCGGAATGGTCAACACTTCGCTGGCCAAGAAGGCAGGCAGCACAGAATCCACGATATCAATATCACCGCGTGCGCCAGAATAGTCATCGGTGAGCACGGCCTGATCGAGCATGCCCGAGCTTACAGCGATGCTCCAGGAAGCAGGTTGTGCCTGGAACTGCAGGGTTTCTTCTGCAGTGATCGTGACCTTGGCACGGCCCAGGCTGTTGGAAAGGCTCACCAATTCCTTGGCGAACAATAGATTGTCTCCGTTCTGGCTGATGATGCGGAACGTGAACGTGGCTCCAGATATGTTCACAGGTTTCTGATCCTGGTTCTGGAACTGGAACAGGATCACGTTGTCCACGCCCAGGTTTAATTTTAATGATTTAGCGTACACAGGGTTCCACCTCGCGTTGAAATATGCTCCACTGATATCTATCAATAAAACCGTCTGTATCTGCTGATATAAATAGACCGTGGTCGAATACATAGGAATCTCCA